GGGGAACCTATTGTGCGGGCATACGACTGCATCGGACATCATGTCATTGAACTTAACGACAACAATGTGAATGATGCAATGATTGCACTGAATCCAGATAACATACAGCTTGTGCACCATAAATGCCACAACAGAATACATAAGAAGTTCTGCTATGGAGAAGATATGCGGCAGATCTTTCTAGTATATGGTTCACCATTGTCCGGCAAGACGAGCTGGGTGAGGGAAGTACAGAACGAAGGCGATCTGATCGTTGATATCGACAGTATCTGGCAGAGCGTGAGCGGATGCAACCGGTATACAAAACCCGGAACGCTGAACAGTATTGTATTTGGCATCCGGGATTATCTTATTGAGAGCATCAAGTATCGGCGGGGAAAATGGCGGAACGCTTACATTGTCGGTGGCTATCCTCTGATCAGCGAGCGAGAACGATTATGCAAGACACTGGGGGCAAGGGAGATACTGATCGACACCAGCAAAGAGCAATGTCTTGCACGACTGAAGAGCTGTTCGGATGGCAGGAACATCGCAGAGTGGACACAATACATCGAAGAATGGTGGCACAGGTACTCCCCCCACGTCCCCTGATACGATAGCTGGGATGGACTGTCGGGGAGGGGGTTTCTCTCACCGAAAACCGAAAAATGAGATTTTTGGATTTGAAAAATGAGAAAAATTGAAAAAAGGAGGCAGGATAATTGAAAAATACGATCGTTATTGACGCGACAAGAAACTGCATATGCGATCTGGTGAGTGCCGTTGATAACGGTGAAAATCGTTTTTTCATAGAAATCAGGGCAGATACGGCACTGAACCCAAAGCTGCAGATTGAAAATGAACAGATTACAATAACAGGATCCACGTTTTTGTATGAGGTTGGGACTGCTTACTATATAGGAGATGAAACGTTACAGTTTCGCATTGTAGATGACGAGAACGTAGGGGAATATTTTAGCATTGAAAAAATCGCAAAAGTAGATGGAAATCTGTTTTTGACACAAGAATCAAATTATATATATACCTTGTTGGATGTCGTGCAATCAATGGGAGATATACCAATCGCTACCACAGAACGACTTGGAGGTATTATTGTTGGATCGACACTGTG